CTACTTCTTCGCCTCTGCAACCACTTTGCTACCCACGCCGCGGTTATTGTATTCCCACATGCGGTTGTAGTTAGTGTCATTCAGATTGCGCTGTACTTCGTCGTTATCATCAACGCTGCCGGTGTTACCCGCAAACGGACGATTAGAGATCACCGCATCAGCCCACGGTTTGGCTGTGTTAAAACCTTCGTTGATGGCGCTATCACGGATCACTACCTGACCGTTGGTATTGGCATCAACATCCAGCGAGCGGCCCAGTTGCGCCACGCCATCACCGGAAGCATTGAAACGGCTGTTTACGGCGAGGAAACCGTAGTAAATGTTGGACAGCGTAGCCGGTGCAAACACATACGCTTCTTGCTGGGTACGGGAGTTCACCACGCGGAATTCGGTGTTATCGAACACCACTGCGCCGCGACCAGAAACGATATCCACATCCCCTTCAATATAGCTGTTGGTCACCAGCGTACGCGGCTGGCGATTCGTTTCCAGACGGTTCTGCACACCGCTGTTGGTGACAAAGAAGGTGTTCTGACGACCGAGAATGTTGACGTTATTGATCTGCACTTTGTCGCCATCAGTACGCAGTGCCACCGCCGGATGGTTACCCGCATCTACGCTATCGCCCAGCGTGTTTTCGATGGTCAGGTTTTGCAGTTGCAGGCCATTGTTTTGTGACCAGAAGACCGCAGAGCAGAGAACACCGATACTGTCGCTGCGTTTACTCTGGCAGCTATCGTACATATACCACGCCGGTTTACCTGGCATATATTTGCCGCGCGGGTTGACGTCGTGACGCCAGTCGGCAGGGCTCATGCCACCATCAAGGGAAAGCCCAATCTTCACATCAATCGGTTTTTCACCTGTACCGTACAGAGTAATTCCACCCGGAGCGGCAGGGACATACACCGTTCCCTGATACTCACCAGGCATCACGGCAATATACTGGCGCTTGTTGGTACGCTTGATAATTGCCGCATCTACCGCCGCCTGAATCGTGGTATGCGTTACACCTTGAGTACCCGCCGGGCCGACAACAAAGTCAGGTTGCGCAGGCAGGGTAATCGGGGAAGGATTCCACGCTGCCGCACCTGGTGTCAGGGATGCAAAATAGTGTTGAGCATCGAAATTCTGCGCTTCTTTTGCCGACAGAATCGGGCGCGAAGAGGTACCAGGCGCGGTTTGATCAGAAGGACGTTGATCGGGCGGTGTTGAGCTACAGGCGGTCAGCGTCACGCCAAAAGCCAATGCCAGCGCCAGACGGGAAACTGAAAATGTGTTCACAGGTTGCTCCGGGCTATGAAATAGAAAAATGAATCCGTTGAAGCCTGCTTTTTTATACTAAGTTGGCATTATAAAAAAGCATTGCTTATCAATTTGTTGCAACGAACAGGTCACTATCAGTCAAAATAAAATCATTATTTGATTTCAATTTTGTCCCACTCCCTGCCTCTGTCATCACGATACTGTGATGCCATGGTGTCCGACTTATGCCCGAGAAGATGTTGAGCAAACTTATCGCTTATCTGCTTCTCATAGAGTCTTGCAGACAAACTGCGCAACTCGTGAAAGGTAGGCGGATCCCCTTCGAAGGAAAGACCTGATGCTTTTCGTGCGCGCATAAAATACCTTGATACTGTGCCGGATGAAAGCGGTTCACGACGAGTAGATGCAATTATGGTTTCTCCGCCAAGAATCTCTTTGCATTTATCAAGAGTTTCCTTCATTGATATCCCGAGAGCATCAACATGCAATGTTGTAGGGATGGCAATTTTTACACCTGTTTTGCTTTGCTCGACATAAAGATATCCATCTACGATATCAGACCACTTCATTTCGCATAAATCACCAACTCGCTGCCCGGTAACAACAGCCAGTTCCATTGCAAGTCTGAGCCAACATGGTGATGATTCTGCTGCTTGATAAATTTTCAGGTATTCGTCAGCCGTAAGTCTTGATCTCCTTACCTCTGATTTTGCAGCGCGAGTGGCAGCGACCGGGTTTATTGTTATATGGCCTTCAGCTATTGCCTCTCGGAATGCATCGCTCAGTGTTGATCTGATTAACTTGGCTGACGCCGCCTTGCCCTCGTCTATGTATCCATTGAGCATTGCCGCAATTTCTTTTGTGGTGATGTCTTCAAGTGGAACATCAGGTAGCCCCCTCCTTATTGCTTTAATTTTGCTCATGTAATTTATGAGTGTCTTCTGCTTGATTCCTCTGCTGGCGAGGATTTTTTCGTAGCGATCAAGCCATGAATGTAACGTAACAGAATTATCACTGTTGATTCTCGCTGTCAGAGGCTTGTGTTTGTGTCCTGAAAATAACTCAATGTTGGCCTGTATAGCTTCAGTGATTGCGATTCGCCTGTCTCGGCCTAATCCAAACTCTTTACCCGTCCTTGGGTCCCTGTAGCAGTAATATCCATTGTTTCTTATATAAAGGTTAGGGGGTAAATCCCGGCGCTCATGACTTCGCCTTCTTCCCATTTCTGATCCTCTTCAAAAGGCTACCTGTTACTGGTCGATTTAAGTCAACCTTTACCGCTGATTCGTGGAACAGATACTCTCTTCCATCCTTAACCGGAGGAGGGAATATCCTGCATTCGCGCACCCATCGACGAACTGTTTCAAGGCTTCTTGGGCGTCGCTGGCGTGCGTTCCACTCCTGAAGTGTCAAGTACATCGCAAAGTCTCCGCAATTACACGCAAGAAAAGCCGCATTGATGCGGCAATGGTAGGTCTGGATATCTTGAGAAATGAACGGGCCTCATCGAGTGTGAGGCTGTGGTTAGTCCTTGCGTAACTCGCTAATTCTTCTGTAAGTCTCTGGTGCTTTGTTTCCGTGTATCTTCATTTCAGACTTCAACAGAGCAACGAGGGAATCCCATTCGGTGAGGATGCCTTTGAATGCAGGAACGCGCTTTGCAACCTTGTCGAATGAATCTCTGATTTCTGGGATCTGCTCAACCAGTGCAACGCATCGTCGGAAATCGGCTGCGTCATGTGGAGCGCCGAAGTGATGACCATAGATATTCTTTTTCAGTCCACATGCGATTGAGGCAAGAGTTGCGCTACTGATGCCGACATCGCCAGTCGATTGCCATTTCAAAACCTTCATAGCCAAATCTGACATTTCTTGTCTCCATAAAACAAAACTCGCCGTAGCGAGTTCAGATAAAAGAAATACCCGCGAATGCGAGGATTGTTATTCACCTTTGACGGCAAGTTGCAGGTTAGCCATGGTTAACCTCCTGCGGCGGTTCTGGTAGCGGCATCCAGTGTGATGGAATCCACGACGCACCAGGAATTATCCAACCATCATTAGCGTCAGGATGTCCCGGTATGTAAGTCGCCCACTTCATTCGCCAGTCACCTTTCCCGTCAAACTCCCTGGCAACAAGAACAGCTGTTTTGCTATCCGGCATTCGCTCACTACAGCTTATCCAACCATCCGGAGTTACCGGATAGTTGCCAGCCAGTCTACGCAACACAGCCTTAACGGCCTCAATACGGTCATCATCAACTTTTTCTACAATATTGGAATTTAAATACTTCGAAGCCTTGCTATGCCAATCGCTGGTTTTAGGGTCTTGTCCATCCATCAAACGCCAAGCTTCAGCGATTAACTCATAGCCAGTAACAGTGGCTTCCTGCGCATCACCAATCAGTTGTGTGATCTCTCTTTCAAGCATGCTTAGAGCGTTAGGCATTGGTTTTTCTTCCGGTACTACTGGAACGGGTGGAGCGGCGTAGACCTCAATAATTCCATTATCAATAGGCCATTCTCCATCCTTGAGGTAGTCACTTGTGCCGTCAACTTGCTGTTCTGCAATGTGGAATGCACCTATTGGTTTTGCTTCCAGCGATGCCAGAGCAATCCGTGCCAGTTCTTCCGCTTCTTCTGCTGGCAGTACAACGTTGCTACCCGGTCCGTATGTTTCGCGCCACTGCTTGATTGTCAGCAGTCGCCCTTTGGTAATAGTGATCATGCCGCGTTTCCTTCTTTCTTATTAACAATCACACCGTCATATATTTCATTAAGGTGCCCTCTCAACTCCATGCGCCTTAATGCAGATAACATGTAATCGCATTCAACCTGCTTATTCCCAGTAAATGGCTTATCGTCAGGATTACCCCAACAGCAATTACCCCTGGGCCATCCATGTACTTTCCGTACTCTTCCGTTAACAACGTGAAGTAATCCCCAGCCGGGAGGTAAATCCTCAACTGAAATAATTTCCGGCTCACTAATAAAGAATCGCCAGTCGCCCATGCCAAGTGAGGGATTTTTACGGAAACGCTTTTTTCTATCTGCCAACAAGTCAGCACGAGAACACTTCGCCTCTATCAGGCATGATGCTGAATTTCTGAATCCCATAGCATCTGGCTGTTCTCCGGTACTGGTTACAGCAACAAAGCGGTCATGAAAGCAAACCTTGAACCCGTTGCGCTTAAGGAACTTGTACGCAATCTGACAGAGTTCGTGGTGTGTTAACGCCATATCACTCTCCTTTGATGCGAATGCCTGTTGCAATGCTGTTTATGATGCTGTCAGTGCATGGGGTAGAAAGCTGGGCATCTCCAGCAATTTTCATGACCTCAACATCTGCATATCGAATACCGAGGTGTATCAGACCGGCTATGCCTGACTTAAGCCGAGCATTTTCCATAAATAGAACTTTTGCCCGCTGTTTTTCTGCTTCAAGCTCAACGCGCAGCTTCCCTACCGTTAGCGCAATATCCTCGTTCTCCTGATCGCGGCTTTTGATGTATTGCAGGTTTCTTTCCCGTTCATCCAGCAGTGCCAGCACGGTTTCTGGTCCGGTCAGAAATTTGAAGGCGTTGAGCGCATCAATATCCACACCGTAATCTTTAAGTTCCTGTTCACTTAACAAATCATCATCAGCTGGCAACATTAACAGGCGTTCCATTGCTGGAATTGCACGTTCCGCCACCTCACGCAATGCCTGATAGTTAATTTGGGTCACTCTTCATCCTCCAAGTCGGCAACGGCGTCCATCACATCAGAACCGCGAATAACCTCAAAAGCACGGCAGGCCATTTGAAATACCAGTTGCTCTTGCGGATGCGGTGATTCCCAATATTTGAATCCAGGGCGATGCGCGTACCCCATCATTGAATAAAAATCACCAGCAAGCTTAATCGCGGCATCAACAAGCTCTCTGTTAGTCATTCTTTTTCCGCTCACTGGTTGCCTCCTTTGCGAAGCTGGGCGGCGATATCTTTGAGAACGCCATCAGAGAATGAGCGGTCAAAATCTCCTTCCGGCGCATTAGCCATAAACTCAGTAGAGGTAAGGATCATCCGGGCAATATCCGCGGCGTTCTTCGCAGTATCATCAATAAAACCAGCTTTCCAGGCTGCCAACATTCTGTTCGCCACAAAATAAGCGCCTTCCTTGCGTGCTTCAGTCTTCCCTTCAGCCAGAAAAGCATCGGTGGCTGGGGTTTCAGTAACATCATCTTCCCATTCGCTAAACTCCTCACGACAAAAGTCATTAAATTCCTTCTCAGATTGCTTAAGCGAGGTATTTTCTGCAGCCATCTTCGCGCATTTAGCCTCAAGGTTATCAATCGTGATTCCAGCAGAACGACACTCCCGCAACGCCGTTTCCAGTTTTGATTCAAGTTCACCGAACTTACGGACAAGATATTCAGCGTTTGTTTCGTTAACCTTTAAATCTCGTGGTAAGCATTTACCTTTCAGAAATCCATCCATCTCAATTAGTGACATTTGTTTCATTTCTTCCCACTCCGCCACATCGCATTCAGATATTTGTTTTGATTTACTGAAGGAAAAGAATTTCTCTTAAGCAATTCCTCTCTCGATGGCATTGGCTTTACGCGTTGGCGAATAATCATTTCTGCCGGAAGAATGCCGGGATTGTATGCAAGTCCTCTCATGGTAAATTCCTCAGTCATTACTGATAGCGCCATAGCGTGAGCGGTAATTACGCAGGCGCGGGTCGATATATTCAGGGAAGTGGGTATATGTGGCTTTGCGGAATGGTCGGATTGATGTCTGGTAAATTCGCTCGCGTTCTTCTTTCTCTGCAAGCCATATACAGTGGCGAAATTCCTTTTCCTCTTTCGTTTCCTGCGGTAGAGACATTATTCGATCGTAGTTTTTTCTGAATTTATCCAGCACCTCCGATACGGAATTGCCGGAACAGCGGCGCGGGTCATCCGCACCATACAGAGGCGCTGGCATGATTTTCTCCTGATTAAATTGCGTGAATAGCGTGACGAGGGAAGGGGAGAGTTACTGGTGCAAAGGGTATATCGTCGTCAAAATCCATCGGAGGTTCGTTGTGTTGTGCTGGTGATGATTGCTGCTGTGGCTTCTGTGATTGCCTGCTGGCTGCTTGTTGTTTGCTGTCGCCAATGCCGCCAAGCATTTGCATCACGCCATTAATTCCGACATGAACCTCGGTTGTGTAACGGTCTTGCCCTGACTGGTCTTTCCACTTTCTGGTTCTCAGCATTCCCTCGAAATAAATCTGATCACCTTTTTTCACATACTGCCCCACGACCTCAGCCAGTTTCCCGGATACAGCAACACGATGCCATTCAGTCAATTCCTTTTGCTCGCCAGTATTTTTATCTCGCCATTGTTCTGAAGTGGCTATTGTCAGGTTAGCGAACGCTGTACCTGATGGTGAGTATCGAACTTCCGGGTCTTGTCCTACCCGACCAAGGATAATCACCTTATTTACGCCTCTGCTTGCCATTTATGCCGCCTGTTTTAGTTCGTTAACTCTGATGTTCATTACCTGAACGCATTTAGCCTGCGCCTCCTCGTTGCCAGCCATTAATTGCCAGTCACGCTGATAACGCTCGATGAGTTTTTTCTTGTCAGTTTCTGTTGACGCATAATCGCTGAAGTCTTTCAGGATTTGTTCGCAGTCAACCGATGGAGATTTCTGGTTGGTATTTTCTGGTGATGGTTTGTTATCTGATGCTGGGATTGCCCATCCCGGCAGCGATGGAGGGAGCCAGTAAAATCCTGTTCCATCCTTCAGTTTTGCCCTGTGCCACCCATGCTTTTTATCGAGAGATGTTTGTGCGAAACCTTCCTCAAGGTTATACAGATACCGACCGATTCCCCACTGAACGGCAGCACGCTTCATTGCACCTGAACGACCACCTTTGACAGCTTCTACCTGCGTGTTTTCAGCAGCATCCCATTTGGTTACCCATTCGGAATCAATCTTTATTGATATGCCGCATTCAACGCCGCCGTTGTTGGGAATATCGCGGTATTCATTGCGCCATCCTGCTTTGCCACAAACATCGTCAAGGCGTTTCATGATTGCCCGGTTCGTGACATAAGCCAGCACCATAGCCCACACCTTGCCATCGCGTGTTTTACCGCTTTGCTGTATTCGCCATTCGATATCTTCAGGGCAGAATGGCTCATCGAATTTGTTCAAATCCATAATTCACCTCAGAATGGACATGGCCCAAGGAAATAACGCTGGTTTAATACTTCGACTCTGGACAAATTAAGGCATACCCGCATTCCTTCGCGGTCGCCATTATGGCGATACCAGAGAGCTTTCTGCGTGTACATGCGTCTCTGTAACTTGCTCTCCTTCACTGTGGTTGCAAGTGACATGAATATCTCCTTCGTTACCGATTAATTCTTTCATCTGACGAATGAATTCTTCGTCTGACCAGTTATCTGTAAAACTCATGGGCGGCCTTGTTGTTTCAAAATATCCCAAAGCTTTTCGAGCAAACTTTTCATTCTTGGTTGTTTAAAGTCTGCTCCGGTTAAAATATTTTTTCGTGAATGCTGTACCGATAAAATCGGGTTGAAAGGGCGAACCGATGCCGCCCCTGCAATAGCGAACTGTTGCATAGGATGCTCCTTCTGTTTGATTGCATAACGAAAACGCCTCGAGTGAAGCGTTATTGGTATGCATATAAAAAGGCCCTCACACTGGAGGGCAAAGAAGATTTCCAATAATCAGAACAAGTCGGCTCCTGTTTAGTTACGAGCGACATTGCTCCGTGTATTCACTCGTTGGAATGAATACACAGTGCTTATTCGTCATGCATTTCAGGTATTTCTTCGTATTCAACACCCCACATGTTTGTTACCCAGGATAGTTTTTTCGTACCGTTGACAAGATTCAGACCACATAAACTGACTTCCATGCGGGCGAGTTTCGATATCTGTTATCTCTCCCGGCCGAACAAAACTGGTATTCGACTTCGTTATTTTTACTTTCATTACTCATCCCCAAGAGCTTTGCTGATTGCTGACTGTGCTTTCGATACTTCATCAGGATAATGGTCATTCCAGCTTTGCTTGTATGCCTTGTTTAGCATCGCTTGCAGAGCTTCAAGCAAATCAGGAGCTGCCTCCATCAATCTCAAATCACCACGATGTATGGTTGTATCGTCAAACGTGACATAAACACCATCATCGTTGAATCCAGTGCCAACAACACTCCACGGCCTTTTCATTCTTTCTACGGTCATATTCACCTCTGTTGTTTATGCCAAAAATAAAGGCCGACTATGCGGCCTGAAATTAATTAACCAATGATGCTGCATATTCAATTAGGAATAACTTAGGTGCAAGCCAAATCTTCAACCATTCGAAATTGAAGGCAATAATTAAAACGCCAATAATTGAGCCAAATATAGGAGCAAATACAGTGCATATATCGTAATAAAACGAAGATATAAAATATCCATCATTTGGACATCCATCGAAAGACGTCCATCTCTCGCCATTATTTCTTGCCGTTCTTGCAAAACTAGGAAGTTTCATTGCTGCAATTAAAAGCAACAACCCAGTCACTTGGAAAAGTGCGCTATGGACAAAACTCCATATTAGCAACTGACGAACAACATCAGGAATCTGTGACTGGCTAAATGAAACAGCCGCATCTATTCCATTACTGGCTTTTTGCAGTAGTTCTACGAGAATCTTGTTCGCTTGTTCTTCCATATATCACCTCAAATAAGTGGTTTGCTGCCTAATTTCATTTTCTGGCGACCAACACATGTCACACCCATTTCACTGCGTGGCTTGCTGTACCATGTGCGCTGATTCTTGCGCTCAATACGCTGCAGGTTGCTTTCAATCTGTTCGTGGTATTCAGCCAGCACCGTAAGGTCTATCGGATTCAGTGCGCTTTCTACTCGTGATTTCGGTTTGCGATTCAGCGAGAGAATAGGGCGGTTAACTGGTTTTGCGCTTACCCCAACCAACAGGGGATTTGCTGCTTTCCATTGAGCCTGTTTCTCTGCGCGACGTTCGCGGCGGCGTGTTTGTGCATCCATCTGGATTCTCCTGTCAGTTAGCTTTGGTGGTGTGGTAGGTGGGAGACCCATTTCGACCTGCTTCGGCCGACTTCAATTCGGCAATAGTTCCGCAGGCCTCGCCGCTTTACGTGCGACATATTCCCATCCATGAACCCTTCACCACACCCCAAAGCCTTCTGCTTTGAATGCTGCCCTTCTTCAGGGCTTAATTTTTAAGAGCGTCACCTTCATGGTGGTCAGTGCGTCCTGCTGATGGCTAAATAGTACGATTTGTACTTTATCAAGTCAATACAAAATGTTCTAACTATAATTAGTTTTTTATAACGCTTTGTATTTAATGGGTTTATATTTTGGAAAAAGAAAACCCGACGCTAAGGTCGGGTTATTGTTGTGTGTTTTAGAGTTGTGAGGCTGTTAACTAAATGTCTCTTCAGGCCACTGGCTGGCGATAACTTTCCCTACTACGGAACAGCTATCATTGCATGGAATCATTGGATATTGCGGGTTTAGTGGCTGTAGGAACACCTGACCGCTATCCCTGATCAGTTTCTTGAAGGTAAACTCGTCACCACCAAGTCTGGCTATGCAGAAATCACCTGGCTCAACAGCCTGCTCAGGGTCAACGAGAATTAACATCCCGTCAGGAAAGCTTGGCTTGGATCCTGTTGGCGCGGTCATGGAATTACCTTCAACTTCAAGCCAGAACGCACAATCACTGGCTTTTTTGGTTGTGCTGACCCATCTCTCCGCATCACCTTTGGTAAAGGTTCTAAGCTCAGGCGAGAACATCCCGGCCTGAACATGAGAAAAAACAGGGTACTCATATTGTTTTTTTAACGGGGCAGATGAGTATTCGCCAACAGGTGAAAATGTACCGTCGTGGTTGAATGAGACGTTATCAATACCAAGGTATTTAAACACCACACCAATCTCGTCAAGAGATGGATGACGAGATCCGCGCAACCAGTGACCAATTCCACCCTGCGTCATACCAAGCTCTTCAGCTAACTTCTCTTGAGTTATGCCGAGTTCTTTCATTCTGGATCTAGCCAGTTCATACCATTTCATTTTCATATCCTTATTATTACGCTCTGTACTAAAACCATCCATGCACAAGATGTATTTTTTGTTTGCATTCCAAAAGTACATATCGTATTATTGTTTCATGGTTACTATGGAGGGCATATGAGCAACCTACGAAAATATCGAGAGTCACTGAATATCTCTCAAACAACACTTGCTAAGGCGGTTGGATGCACACAGGGAGCTATCGGACATTGGGAATCTGGTCGTCGCTTCCCAGACCTTAAAACATGCCGTGCTCTTGTTGCGTGCCTAAACAAGTTAGGCGCAAAAGTCAGTCTTGATGACGTGTTCCCACCGGAACACAAAGCCGCTTAAGACATTCCCGCTCTTACACATCCCAGCCCTGAAAAAGGGCATTACCAGAAACAAATCTCTATGGTTTTGCGTTTCTTTGCGAAGCCAACTCTATCTAATCATTAAGGAAATTATCTATGGGTACTATTGCAACTAAAAGCAAGAAAGCGGCTCGCATCGAGTCAGCCTTGCTGAACAAACTGGCACTGATTGGGCAGAAGACATTCGCTCGCGCGATGGGGGTTCCTGAATACCAGGTAAGCCGATGGAAGAATGGTTTCTTCTCGCAGGTAAGCATGATGCTGGCTGTTCTGGAATACGGAATCGAAGACGATGAAATGGCTGAATTGACTAAGCGGCTTGCCGATTACCTGACAAAAGAAAAAGCCCCGAAGAACGGCGAATTCTTCGAGGCCTGATGTAGAAAGACTGGATCAATCAACAGGAGTCATTATGACAAATACAGCAAAAATACTCAACTTCGGCAGAGGTAACTTTGCCGAACAGGAGCTAAGAGTGGCTGATATCGATGATGGTTACACCAGATTCGCTAACGAGCTGCTGGAAGCTATCGCAAGTGCCGATTTAACCGCTCGCCAGTTGAAAGTTATGCTGGCCTACGTCCGGAAAACATATGGCTTCAATAAGAAAACAGATCGAATAGCCGATGAGCAAATTGCTCAGTTAACAGGACTGTCAAGGCAGAATGTTAACAAGGCTAAAAAAGAACTGATTTCAATGAATTGCCTGTTTATGGATGGAAATAAAATCGGTGTAAATAGGGAGGTATCTGCGTGGCAATTCAGCAAGTGTCTCCAAGTTAGCAACTTTGTCTCGAAGTTAGAGACAAAAAATGTCTCCAAATTAGAGACACTCAATGTCTCGAAGTTAGAGACACACAAAAGACATTCTTTAAAGACAAAAGAAAATATTAATAAACCCCCTATATCCCCCAAAAAAGTTTCTCAGAAGTTCGACCCGCTAGAAACAGAGTTGCCTGATTGGTTATCAGCAGAAACATGGTTGTCGTGGGTTACCTATCGCAAGGAGATAGGTAAGTCGATCAAGTCTAAGCAAAGTGTCACTCAGGCTATCAACGTTCTAAGCAGAAGCCTGGAGAAGGGATATACACCTGAAGAAATTATAAACCAGAGCATCGCCAGTGGTTGGCAGGGGATTTTTGAACCCAAGACTCCAAAGGGGAAATCTCAACCGAGGCCGCAGCAGCGAGCTATGCAGGAAAACTTTGCCGCCAAAGATTACGGGCAAACTGAAATGCCTTCATGGGCGCAGGAGTGAATATGAATACGACAAATGGTTACAATCTGGCACTGCAAAGGCAACTTGTAGACTCAAAAATCAATGACATTTCTGATCTGAAACAGAAACTTGAGTTTAGCAAAATTGGATCAGCATCAGATGGAATGTCAGTTACCAGCACAGTGGAAGAGTGCGAGAAACACGGTAAATATACTTCCTATGAGAAATATCTGACCATCTCAGGAAAAAGAATTACTTCAAGTAAATCTGAGTGCCCACAGTGCCTTGAGGAGAAAATTCGTAAGAAAGAGATTGAACGTGAGCAGGCAGAACAAAGAGCAAGACAATCAAAAATTGAATATTTGTTGAATTCTCTCAATATTCCAGAGAGGTTCAAAAATTGCACTCTTCAGAATTATGAGCCTGTTAACGATGATGCAAAGCGAGTTCTTAAGGTTTGCCAGGCATATGCCAGTAAGTGGCCTGAACGCCTTCAAAAAGGTGGCGGACTGGTCATGTGTGGTAAGCCTGGAACTGGAAAGAACCACCTTGCACTGGCTATCGCTAGGCACGCCATTATCGAGCATCAAAGCTCTGTGATATTTACCACTGCGTTGAAAATTGCCAGAGAGTACAAATCAACATGGTCTAAGGCCGCAACCAGAACTGAAGAAGAAGTCATTAGGCAATTTACGCATCCTGACTTGTTAATAATCGATGAGGTTGGCGTGCAGTTCGGCAGTGATGCTGAAAAGCTAATCATGTTCGAAATTATCAACACCAGATATGAATACATGAAGCCAACAATCCTGATTAGTAATCAGAGCAAAGATGAACTTTCGGCATTCATTGGTGAGCGTGTTATTGACAGGATGAATGATGGCGGAGGGTGCACTCTTGCGTTTACATGGGATAGTTACAGGAGCAGATCGTGACTGGAAAAGAAATCATCCTGGAATATCTGAAAACTCATGAACAATTCTCCCCACATGAATTAGCTCTGATCACCGGAATACCAAATAACAGAATCGCTCAAGCAGCAAGGCATATGGTGAAACAAGGGCATTTGAGTGTTGTTGAGCGTAAGTGGAAGACGGTTATTTATGCAAAGCGCAAAGTGAAGAAGGAGCCAATTAAAAGAAATCCAGATGGTACGGGGTGGGGATGTGCAAATCCAATGACGGCGTTTATTAATAGGGCGCTTATGGAGGTAAGGCAATGACCATCTACATCACTGATCTGATAGCAGGCCTGCTGGTAATCGCAGGCCTTTTTATTTGGGGGGGGGGAATTGGAGGCTTTAAGAAATGAGTACGATAGCTGAGCTTGTCAGGGCTAATTTTCGTGAAGAGTTGGTGCGTTGGTATCGGTATCGTTCATCGTCCAGTTTGCCGATTGATGAGTTGTATGAGCATTCACCTGCTGCACGACGCTATCCGCGTGACCGTGTTCTTCGACGGTTGTTCAAACTCAACAATGAGTTTCAGCGCAACAGAATAATCCGGAGTCTGGATTTAAAGTAAAGGAGTGAGCATGACAAATCAGCAGCAAATAGAGTTCATCCTTGAGCAGATTCGAAAAATGCGAGAAAAGAACCAGCCAGACATGATGGAACTATGGAGACGGCAGCGGGAAGAATGGCACAGGCATATTTTGGGTGAGAGAAAATGGGATGGATGGAGCCTATAAAATGGCGTGGCGTTTTGTTAGTTGAGGTGACAATGAAGCAAATATACATGCTTCGCAACGAAGCAATCAGAAACAACGCCATAGACGCAATACTCTCACTTCCGATCGACGACAAGTCACCTCACGAAGTCCACATTAAAGAACCAAAGCGGAGCAATCCTCAAAACCGCCTTATGTGGGCGTTATTGCAGGACGTATCACGTCAGGTGCTTTGGCATGGAAAGAGACTTGCGCCGGAGGACTGGAAAGATCTGTTCACTGCCCTGTGGCTTAAGACCAAAAAACTGGAGCAACGAAGTGCGCCTGGTATCGACGGTGGCGTTGTTATGCTTGGTGTGCGTACCAGCAAAATGCGAAAGGCCAGCATGACTGAGCTTATCGAAATCATGTTTTGGTTCGGCTCAGAGCGCAACGTGCGGTGGAGTGATGACTCCCGGCGAGAGTATGAATGGTCACAACGGAAAGGTAACACGGACAATATGCGAGGGTTGAATGATTAAGCATAAATCAGAAACACCAAAAGAAGTTAGAGACTGCTGGCAAACGCCGCTTTGGCTTTTTGATGCACTGGATATTGAGTTTGGATTCTGGCTGGATTCGGCAGCGAGCGACAAAAATGCTCTGTGTGCTCACTGGCTAACTGAGTCCGACGACGCGCTCAATTCTGAGTGGATAAGCTACGGTGCAATCTGGAATAACCCACCGTACAGCAATATCAGACCGTGGGTGGAAAAAGCCGCTGAGCAGTGCATACAACAGCGACAGACGGTAGTTATGCTTGTGCCAGAGGATATGTCAGTCGGATGGTTCAGCAAGGCTCTGGAGAGTGTCGACGAAGTTCGCATTATCACTGATGGACGGATTAATTTTATCGAACCATCGACAGGGTTGGAGAAGAAGGGAAACAGCAAAGGCTCCATGCTGCTGATTTGGCGACCGTTCATCAGTCCTCGACGGATGTTTACTACCGTATCCAAAGCGGCATTGATGGCGATCGGGCAGGGCGTCAGGAGGGCGGCATGAGGCGACAGCGACGAAGTTTCACCGACATCATCTGCGAAAACTGCAAATCCCTTCCAACGAAACGCTCCAGAAATAAACGCAAGCCAATCCCAAAAGAATCTGACGTAAAAACCTTCAATTACACGGCTCACCTGTGGGATATCCGGTGGCTAAGACATCGTGCGAGGAAATGACAATGGATTATTCACAGTTAAGTGATTTTGAAATTAACGTGGCGGTATTCGAAGCCATTCATAACGGATCACCGGATTACAAAGAAGGTGAGAATGGCGCGATGGTGTTTATCTCATTTGAGGGAGACATTGTAAACGGAGACGCAGTTGAAGTAGAAGTTGAGCGCGGATCCTTTAACCCATGCGCAAACCCAGCAGACGCATGGCCGATTATTGAAAAATACAGGATTAGCATTATCAATCTCGATGAAGACGAGTGGGGTGCACGCGGTGTGGCCTACTGTAAATCTAAGCGAGCTATACATGAAAATCCCCTCCGCGCCGCCATGATTGTCTTTCTCATGATGCAGAGAATCCAATAATGCTTAGCCCATCCCAATCCATTCAATACCAGAAAGAAAGCGTCGAGCGAGCTTTAACGTGCGCTAACTGCGGTCAGAAGCTGCATGTGCTGGAAGTTCACGTGTGCTCAGATTGCTGCGCAGAACTGATGAGCGATCCGAATAGCTCAATGTACGAGGAAGAAGACGATGAATGAGTTAATAAATGGCAATGCTATCAAAATGACAAGCATTGAAATCGCTGAGTTGGTGGGTAAGCGTCAAGACAATGTGAAACGTACCATCGAAACGCTGGCTAAAAATGGTGTTATCCGGCTTCCTCAAATTGAGGTTTCCGAAAGAATCAATAACTTAGGGTTCAATGTTCAGTACGAGCATTACGTCTTCGAAGGCGAACAAGGTAAGCGAGACAGTATTGTCGTTGTTGCCCAGTTGTCGCCGGAATTCACCGCTCGTCTTGTTGACCGTTGGCGAGAGCTTGAGGAAACTGCGGTTAATATCCCCAAAACGCTACCAGAAGCGTTGCGCCTTGCTGCTGATCTTGCTGAGCAGAAAATGCAACTGGAAAACCAGCTCGCAATTGCCGCACCTAAAGTTGAGTTTGCCGATCGCGTTGGCGAGGCCAGCGGAATTTTGATTGGAAACTTTGCAAAGGTTGTCGGTATTGGTCCAAACAAACTGTTTGCGTGGATGCGTGATCACAAAATCCTTATTGCTTCAGGTTCCCGGCGCAATGTGCCAATGCAGGAATATATGGATCGCGGCTATTTCACAGTGAAAGAAACAGCGGTCAACACAAATCACGGAATACAGATATCGTTCACCACAAAAATCACCGGGCGTGGTCAACAGTGGCTGACCAGAAAGCTGCTCGATAACGGAATGCTGAAAGTAACAGGGGAGGCTGCTTAATGGCTAACCTACGCAAAGAAGCGCGCAACAGAGAATGCCAGGTACGTATTTACGGCGTATGCAATGGCAATCCTGAAACTACAGTTCTGGCACATTACCGGATGGCTGGAATTTGCGGAACGGGAATGAAACCTGACGACCTGATCGGCGCATGGGCTTGTAGTGACTGCCACGCGGAGATCGACCGACGCACAAGGATTCTCGACAACAAAGACGCCAGACTTTACCACCTCGAAGGCGTGATAAGGACGCAGGCGATACTGCTGAAGGAGGGGAAGATTAAGCCATGAACGAATATCAGTTTGTGCTTCCATCCCCGCCGTCGCTGAACACCTACTGGCGAAGACGGGGGAGTCAATACTACATCAGCGATAAAGGCCAGAAATACCGAAAAGACGTTCAGCAAATCATCCGCCAACTTAAGTTAGACATTTTCACCAAATCACGACTCCGCATCAAAGTCATCGCAGACGTTCCAGACTCCCGCCGCCGCGACCTCGATAACATCCTGAAAGGTTTACTCGACTCCCTTATCCACGCCGGATTTGCGGAAGACGATGAGCAATTCGATGACATTCGCGTAATTCGTGGTGTGAAAGTACCAGGCGGACGGCTTGGAATAAAAATCACCGAACTGGAGAACGCATGAACGCCACAATTCAAACGATACCAGAGCTTCTTATCCAGACACGAGGCAATCAGACCGAAGTGGCAAGGATGCTTTCCTGCGCAAGAGGAACAGTGCTCAAGTACAACCGAGACAGCAAAGGCGAGCGTCACGTAATAGTTAACGGCGTCCTGATGGTCAAACAGGGCAAGAGGGGAAGACGATGAGCATAAGAGAATTAAACCTCACCAAAGAACAGCATGAGTGGCTGAATGGCTGGCTTGAACTGTGGGGCGCATGGGTTTATTCAGGTCGTCTGGAAAAGCGCATGAGCAGCGTAATAGCGAAGTTCATGGAGAGCGTAGACCCGGGAAGAGTTATGACAAGGCCAATGTGCAATGATGATGATGGAATGTTGATTTCTCAGGTCGTCGATTCCGTCATGTACATTGACAAGAAAGCCTTTGGCATCCTCCTCAGCTACTACGCCCATGGATCTTCCAAGCACGCCATTGCATCTTACTATCATCGCGTCGCAAGACCTCGCAAGATGTTATGCCGTGGCGGCGGGCGCATTCAAAAACCATCGCTCGCAACCTGTCGACGGGAAGTTGACGAAATCCTTAATGCCTCGTTGTTTATGATTTATCCGGTTCTGGATAGTGCGTTTAAAAACCGGAAACGTGTAGAGAAAATTAAACATGTAGCATAGAACGTGTTGACATCATTGAGCAAATGAGCAACACTATTCACATAAGCTGCCGTTAGTGACTCTTAAGTTGCAACGGTGGCTTTTTTTGTTTGCACAACAGGTAAGAGCATTGAACCCGCAGACCTCGCGGAATTGGTGAAAGGTGCCGCGCAGTGCTCTTATCGTTGTGGTGAAGCTCAATGGCGAGCTAGCAGATAGGCGACAGTGAAAATACTAGTCATGTAGCTGACCGCCGCGCGTACTGCAATCGGCAGCGCACCGATGGAAGCCGGTTCGATTCCGGCCGCCACAACCCAAACTGAGCCGTAGCCACTGGCTATCCTGAATTCATCAGTGATAGTTACGCTGCGGCCTTCTACATATGATCTTCGTGAAAGCGGGTGGAAGGAGGTCGCGCTAACAACCTCCTGCCGTTTTGCCCGTGCATATCGGTCACGAACAAATCTGATTACTAAACACAGTAGCCTGGATTTGTTCTATCAGTAATCGACCTTATTCCTAATTAAATAGAGCAAATCCCCTCAATGAAGGGGTAGAGCATGTACCGTATGGACAAAATCAGAGAATGGTTCAGTTACAGCTTCGGAGGACTGACTGCGATGGGTGGCATTCTCTCCCTGAATGACTGGGCTGTCATCATTGGTATTCTTTGTACTGTCGGCACATTTGGCATCAACTGGTACTACAAGCGCAAAGAGCGCGAGGACAGATTGAATGGCAATGTCACCGGCACTACGAAATAGCGTAATAGCGGCGATAAGTGGCGGGGCTATTGCTATAGCATCTGTGTTAATCACTGGACCGAGTGGTAACTATGGTCTGGAAGGTGTCAGCTACATACCATACAAAGATATTGTTGGTGTATGGACTGTATGCCACGGGCACACCGGAAAAGACATCATGCTCGGTAAAACGTATACCGAAGCAGAATGCAAAGCCCTCCTGAATAAAGACCTTGCCACGGTCGCCAGACAAATTAACCCGTACATCAAAGTCGATATACCGGAAACAACGCGCGGCGCTCTTTACTCATTCGTTTACAACGTGGGTGCTGGCAATTTCAGAACATCGACGCTTCTTCGCAAAATAAACCAGGGCGATATCAAAGGCGCATGTGATCAGCTACGGCGCTGGACATACGCTGGCGGTAAGCAATGGAAAGGGCTGATGACTCGCCGTGAGATTGAGCGTGAAGTCTGTTTGTGGGGGCAACAATGAGCATGATTTGCTTTTTCATGGCAGCGTTGCTCGCATTGAATGGCAACGATGCGTGGCCGTGGTTTCTGGCCGTTGGGGTGTTGATGTCATGAGTCGGTTAACCGCGATTATCTCCGCTCTGATTATCTGCATCGTCGTCTGTCTGTCATGGGCGGTCAATCATTACCGTGATAACGCCATGACCTACAAAGAGCAGCGCGATAAGGCCGCATCCACAATCGCTGACATGCAGAAGCGTCAACGTGATGTAGCAGAACTTGACGCCAGATACACAAAGGAGCTTGCTGATGCTAATGCGACTATCGAAAGTCTCCGTGCTGATGTTTCTGCTGGTCGTAAGCGCCTGCAAGTCGCCGCCACCTGTGCAAAGTCAACGACCGGAGCCAGCAGCATGGGCGATGGAGAAAGCCCAAGACTTACAGCAGATGCTGAACTCAATTATTACCGTCTCCGAAGTGGAATCGACAGGATAACCGCGCAGGTTAACTACCTGCAGGAATACATCAGGACGCAATGCCTTCGATGATAGCGATAATTTTACTCATCATCCTTCACATCTGGCTCTGTAGACAGGGTGATGATCACTTCTGGAGTGAATCCAGATTAAACATCTCATTGCTGATGCTTGATATTGAGCATCTGGCGCGCGGTAAGGGGCTGCGTTGAGATAAGAGCCAGTCATTACAAATACCAGGATTTAGCCTCGCATTTGCGGGGCTTTTTTACATCTGCAGTAAACCGCGCATCGCAGCGCGTAACAATCCCGAGTCTTTCAGAAAGCTGAGCCTGAGAATTGCCGTATATGGTGGCGACCATCTCGGGGACGGCTTTTCTGTGCGAACAGGCTCATCTTTCTAAAAGGTAAAGACGCAATGAACTACCCAACCGTTGTTAACGATATAGATTTCAGAGACCTAATTTTTGTAGCAAACAACGATCCGGTTACAGATTCTTTTATGGTGGCAAAAGCATTTGGAAAGCTGCCGAAGAACGTGGTTCGTGACATTGAACGAACCATAGAAGCTTGCCCTCCTGAGTTTGATACAAAGCTCAACTTTGAGCTTTGCTATAAAAACAATGAGTTACAGAATGGTAAGCCGCAAAAATTCTACCGTCTCCGCAAGGATGGGTTGATGCTTTTGGTTATGTCCTACACCAAAAAAGAAGCAATGCGTATCAAAATTGCTTACATCAACGCATTCAACTGGATGTACGCCATGCTTCAGGTTGGTCATCGTCAATTTGAAGAAGAGAGAAATGCCGTAATGCTGGAGTACATGAAAGAGAAGGATGTTGCCAGCATGTCAGGTCGCCTGCTAAATCGCTGGGGAAAAATTAAGAAGCCTCAGCTACTGGCGAGAATTGAACGCCTTGAACAGCACGGGCAAACCGTAATCCCCGGACTCACTAATTAACGGCAGTACAGCGAAACAACCCAAGCCAGAAAGTGGGGAAATAACACTGGCAGCCACTGAAAGATGAACCTCCAGCCTTATGGCAAAAAAGATTCTTTGTGGTGGCGGACTGATGGAAAGACATCGGTTATTGCAGAGACCATTCAATGAGTGGTCTCGACAATGGCTTATACCCTACACGGGATAACTTAACTGATATCCCTTTTAACGGATAAACGGAGCCAACAATGGCAGAGATTATTCCCATGACTGAAGAACAGAAATTCCAGTTAGAGATTTACAAGCTGGTCATGAACCAGAACGCAGCTGCAGAGGAAGCATTTCAGTTCATTGGCACTGACGAGCTGAAGCTTGAGCTATTCAAAATTCACTTCCAGTCAGGTGGCGCTAATTCAGATATCACGACCCGAACTATCGAAGCGGTGCGTAAATCGAAGGAAGCGTTAGACCTGTTCACTACCGGAGCATAAACATGGCGCGCCCAACAAAGTATCAAGAGGCGTATGCCGAACAGGCACGCAAACTGTGCTTGCTGGGCTACACCGATGCAGAACTTGCTGATTTCTTTGAAGTCAGTGAGTCAACTATTAACAAGTGGAAGCTTGATTATCCTAAGTTTTCGGAGTCCATAAAAAAGGGTAAGGCCGTCGCTGATGCAGAAGTTAGTGACCGTCTTTATCAACGCGCTATGGGCTTCGTGGCTCCAGACATCGATATTCGTGTTATTGAAAACAGAATTGTCGAAACTCCGCTTGAGAAGTATTACCCGCCTGATACAACCGCCGCCATCTTCTGGCTTAAGAACCGACAGAAGGATAAATGGCGCGACAAGGTTGATCACGAATTAACAGGCAAAGACGGCGGCGCAATCCAGATTGAAACATCACCGATGAGCACTCTATTCGGAAAATGACCTCGATTAATCCTATCTTTGAACCGTTTATTGAGGCGCATCGCTACAAAGTCGCCAAAGGCGGTCGAGGTAGCGGTAAGTCATGGGCAATTGCGAGACTGCTTGTTGAAGCGGCGCGTCGGCAGCCAGTGCGTATTCTCTGCGCTCGTGAACTGCAAAACAGTATCAGCGATTCGGTAATCCGGTTGCTTGAAGATACCATCGAGCGTGAAGGGTATTCGGCTGAGTTTGAAATTCAGCGTTCAATGATTCGTCATCTCGGAACGAATGCTGAATTCATGTTCTACGGCATCAAAAACAACCCGACGAAGATTAAATCGCTCGAAGGTATTGATATCTGCTGGGTGGAAGAAGCGGAAGCGGTAACGAAGGAATCATGGGATATCCTGATTCCAACCATCCGTAAGCCGTTCTCTGAAATATGGGTGAGCTTCAACCCTAAGAACATCCTCGACGATACCTATCAGCGATTCGTCGTAAATCCTCCCGATGATATTTGTCTGCTGACGGTGAACTACACCGACAACCCGCATTTTCCTGAAGTTCTCCGTCTGGAGATGGAAGAGTGTAGACGCAGAAATCCGACACTGTATCGTCACATCTGGCTTGGTGAGCCGGTAAGCGCAAGTGATATGGCAATCATCAAACGTGAATGGCTTGAAGCCGCAACCGATGCGCACAAGAAACTCGGATGGAAAGCGAAAGGCGCTGTTGTCTCTGCGCATGATCCATCAGATACAGGGCCGGATGCTAAAGGTTATGCATCGCGTCACGGTTCGGTAGTTAAGCGCATTGCCGAAGGTCTGCTGATGGACATCAACGAGGGTGCTGACTGGGCTACTTCGCTGGCTATTGAAGACGGCGCTGACCATTACCTGTGGGATGGTGATGGTGTTGGTGCAGGTCTACGCAGACAGACAACGGAAGCGTTCTCCGGTAAGAAAATCACCGCCACGATGTTCAAGGGCAGCGAATCGCCATTCGATGAAGATGCTCCGTATCAGGCCGGAGCATGGGCTGATGAAGTCGTACAGGGCGACAACGTTCGCACTATTGGCGATGTATTCCGCAATAAGCGAGCGCAATTCTATTACGCGCTGGCTGACAGGCTGTATCTGACATATCGGGCGGTTGTTCACGGTGAGTATGCAGACCCCGACGACATGCTGAGTTTCGACAAAGAAGCGATAGGCGAGAAGATGCTGGAGAAGCTGTTTGCAGAACTTACGCAGATTCAGCGCAAATTCAATAACAACGGGAAGCTGGAGCTTATGACTAAGGTCGAAATGAAGCAGAAGCTCGGTATTCCATCTCCTAACCTGGCTGATGCGCTGATGATGTGTATGCATTGCCCGGCATTGGTCCGCGAAGAAACAGAAATATACGTTCCCTCATCCTCCGGTTGGTAAACATGGCAGAGACATTAGAGAAAAAACATGAGCGGATCATGCTCAGGTTTGACCGCGCCTATTCTCCACAGCAGGAAGTGCGCGAAAAGTGCATTGAAGCTACGAGGTTTGCTCGTGTCCCCGGAGGTCAATGGGAAGGAGCAACGGCGGCTGGAACTAAGCTTGATGAGCAGTTCGAGAAGTATCCTAAGTTTGAAATCAATAAGGTAGCAACTGAACTTAACCGCATCATTGCAGAATACCGCAATAACAGAATCACCGTTAAGTTTCGTCCTGGTGACAGAGAGGCAAGCGAAGAGTTAGCCAATAAATTAAATGGTCTGTTCCGTGCTGACTACGAAGAAACTGATGGTGGTGAGGCTTGCGATAATGCATTTGACGACGCTGCTACTGGTGGTTTCGGTTGCTTCCGTTTGACGTCTATGCTGGTCAATGAATACGACCCCATGGACGATCGTCAGCGCATTGCTATTGAACCAATATACGACCCGTCGCGCTCTGTGTGGTTTGACCCTGACGCTAAGAAGTACGACAAATCTGACGCGTTGTGGGCGTTCTGCATGTATTCGTTGTCACCTGAAAAATATGAGGCTGAATACGGAAAGAAACCTCCTGCTTCTCTGGACGTAACGTCTATGACCAGTTGGGAATATGACTGGTTTGATGCAGATGTTATTTACATAGCGAAGTATTACGAAGTTCGTAAAGAGTCTGTTGATGTTATCAGTTATCGACATCCAATCACTGGAGAGATTGCAACATATGACAGTGATCAGGTCGAAGATATTGAAGATGAACTGGCAATAGCTGGATTTCAGGAAGTTGCAAGGCGCTCAGTGAAGCGCCGTCGTGTGTATGTATCAGTAGTGGATGGTGATGGTTTCCTTGAGAAACCTAGACGTATCCCTGGTGAGCATATCCCCCTCATCCCGGTTTATGGAAAACGCTGGTTCATTGATGACATTGAGCGTGTCGAAGGGCACATTGCAAAAGCAATGGATCCACAGCGTTTGTACAACCTTCAGGTTTCAATGCTGGCTGATACTGCAGCGCAAGACCCCGGTCAGATACCTATAGTTGGCATGGAGCAAATTCGTGGACTTGAGAAGCACTGGGAGGCTCGCAACAAGAAACGCCCAGCGTTCTTGCCGTTGCGCGAAGTGAGAGATAAATCTGGCAACATTATCGCTGGAGCTACCCCGGCAGGATATACACAGCCTGCGGTTATGAATCAGGCATTGGCTGCATTACTACAGCAAACCAGTGCAGATATTCAGGAGGTTACAGGCGGCAGTCAGGCCATGCAGCAGATGCCAAGTAATATTGCTCAGGAAACGGTTAACAACTTGATGAACAGAGCAGATATGGCTTCGTTTATCTATCTGGACAATATGGCGAAAAGTCTTAAACGCGCTGGTGAAGTATGGCTGTCAATGGCGCGTGAAGTGTACGGTTCAGAACGTGAAGTGCGCATCGTTAACGAAGATGGAAGTGATGATATCGCTGTCATGAGCGCACAGGTTGTTGACAGGCAAACAGGGGCTGTTGTTGCGTTAAATGACCTTTCTGTCGGTCGATACGATGTGACGGTTGATGTTGGACCAAGCTACACAGCACGACGTGATGCAACGGTTTCTGTACTGACAAATGTCCTTAGCTCTATGCTTCCAACAGACCCAATGCGCCCGGCAATTCAGGGTATTATTCTGGACAATATCGATGGCGAAGGCCTTGATGACTTCAAAGAGTACAACCGAAACCAACTGCTGATATCTGGTATTGTAAAACCACGCAATGAGAAAGAGCAGCAGATTGTTCAACAGGCGCAAATGGCAGCACAAAGCCAGCCAAATCCTGAAATGGTTCTCGCTCAGGCGCAAATGGTAGCAGCGCAGGCAGAAGCGCAAAAAGCAACTAACGAAACTGCTCAAACTCAAATCAAAGCATTTACTGCCCAGCAGGATGCGATGGAGAGTCAGGCAAACACTGTCTATAAACTGGCTCAAGCCAGAAACATCGATGACAAAGCAGTGATGGAGGCAATACGCCTTCTGAAAGATGTCGCTGAGTCACAACAACAGCAATTCCAGTCACCACCACAGTCACCGGCAGACTTAATGCCGAGTTAACCAGGAGTAATCAATGGAAAACGAACTGATCATCGACGGTCAGGTTATTGACCTGTCTGAAACACAGGAAAATGCAGAAGAAACCATCATCCAAACAGAGTCACAGCCTGAGAATGAAAGCCAGGATGACAACGGAAAAGAGATGGCAACTGATCCTGAAAAAACCGAAGAGACACCAGAAGATTACGCCTTGCGTATTGGTGATGAAGAAATTCAGCTTAACGCTGACGATGATGATCACATTGACGGGCAACCTGCACCGCAATGGGTGAAAGATCTTCGCAAAGGCTTCAAAGAAACACAGAAAGAAAACCGTGAGTTGCGCCGCCAGCTTGAGGAAGCGTTAGCCAAGCCTGCGGAACATCAGCAACCACAACCAGACGCTATTCCACCAAAACCGACTCTTGAGTCGTGTGATTATGACGAACAGGCGTTTGAACAGGCATTGACTGATTGGCATGAGAAAAAAGGCCGTGTCGAACAGCAGCAGCAACAAAAAATACGTCAGCAACAGGAATACCAACAGCGTTTCCAGCAAAGGGTAGAAGCGCATAAACAACGGGCAGCCAAACTTCCTGTGAAAGATTATCAGGAAATGGAGGCCATTGTTCTTAGTGAGCTACCACCAATTCAGCAGGAAATCATCATTCACTGTGCAGACGAAGGCTCTGAACTACTCGCCTATGGATTAGGTAAGAGCCAGCAATTACGCCAGCGTGTAGCCGCTGAGACAGATCCAATTCGCGCAGCATTCCTCTTGGGGCAGATTAGCAAACAGGTAAGCCTTGCCCCAAAACCAAAGAAAGCCATCAAGCCAGAGCCGGAAGTACGCGGTGGCGGTGCTGATGCGAAACAAGACGAATTCAACAAATTATGCCCCGGCGCAAAAATCGAATAAGGAAAAGATAAATGCCTAACAATCTCGACAGTAACGTCAGTCAAATCGTTCTGAAAAAATTCCTCCCGGGTTTTATGTCAGATTTAGTTCTGGCGAAAACCGTAGACCGTCAGTTGCTGGCAGGTGAAATCAACTCCAGCACTGGCGATAGCGTTAGCTTTAAACGTCCGCATCAATTCTCATCCCTCCGTACTCCCACTGGTGATATTTCAGGGCAAAATAAAAACAACCTGATCTCAGGTAAAGCTACGGGGCGTGTAGGTAACTACATCACTGTTGCTGTTGAATATCAGCAACTGGAGGAAGCGATCAAGCTTAACCAACTGGAAGAAATTCTCGCGCCGGTTCGCCAGCGAATCGTTACCGACCTTGAAACAGAGCTTGCTCACTTCATGATGAATAACGGTGCGTTGTCACTTGGTAGCCCCAATACTCCAATCACCAAATGGTCTGATGTTGCGCAGACGGCATCTTTCCTGAAAGACCTCGGCGTTAATGAAGGTGAAAACTATGCTGTAATGGATCCATGGTCTGCACAGCGACTTGCTGATGCGCAGACTGGTTTGCGCGCTTCAGATCAATTGGTTCGTACTGCATGGGAGAATGCACAGATCCCAACCAATTTTGGCGGCATTCGCGCACTGATGTCTAATGGGCTTGCCTCTCGTACGCAGGGGGCATTTGGCGGAACACTGACAGTCAAAACACAGCCAACTGTTACCTATAACGCAGTTAAAGACTCATACCAGTTCACTGTAACATTGACCGGAGCGACAGCCAGCGTTACAGGTTTTCTGAAAGCTGGTGATCAGGTTAAATTCACCAATACCTACTGGCTGCAACAGCAGACCAAACAGGCGTTGTATAACGGAGCCACACCAATTAGCTTCACTGCAACGGTTACTGCTGATGCTAATTCAGACAGCAGTGGCAATGTGACGGTTACGCTTTCTGGTGTTCCGATTTATGACACTACAAACCCGCAGTACAACTCTGTAAGTCGTCAGGTAGCGGCAAACGATGCCGTATCTGTAGTAGGCACTGCTAGCCAGACAATGAAGCCAAACCTGTTCTATAACAAGTTCTTCTGTGGACTTGGCTCTATCCCACTGCCGAAACTGCACAGTATTGATTCTGCTGTTGCAACATATGAAGGTTTCTCCATCCGCGTACATAAATACGCAGATGGCGATGCCAACGTGCAAAAAATGCGCTTTGACTTACTGCCTGCATATGTGTGCTTTAACCCTCACATGGGCGGTCAGTTCTTCGGTAATCCGTAATAACAAGGGGCTTCCGCCCCTTTTATGTTTTAAGGAAACAATATGGATCGCATGAGTGTATTCCTTGCCGCAGATAACGAATCCGGACATGTACAGGCCGTTATCGCAGAAAAAGACTTCCAGTTTTTCGAAAAGTTGGGCTTTGTTGCCTCAGTTGATGAATTGAAACCGACCAGTAAGCGAGGTCGTAAGGCGGCAGACAATGGCAACAGTACTGACAAAGGGTGAGATCGTCCTTTTTGCGCTTCGTAAGTTTGCTATTGCTTCTAACGCATCGCTGACTGATGTTGAGCCGCAATCAATTGAAGATGGTGTAAATGATCTGGAAGATATGATGTCCGAGTGGATGATTAACCCCGGCGACATTGGTTACGCTTTCGCAACTGGAGATGATCAGCCATTACCAGATGATGAGTCAGGCCTTCCAAGAAAATACAAACACGCAGTAGGCTATCAGTTATTGCTGAGAATGCTATCTGATTACAGTCTTGAGCCAACTCCACAAGTTCTCAGTAACGCCCAACGCTCATATGATGCCTTGATGACCGACACTCTGGTTGTTCCTTCAATGCGACGACGTGGAGATTTTCCTGTAGGACAGGGTAATAAATATGACGTGTTCACATCTGACCGATATTATCCAGGCGATCTCCCTCTGATTGATGGCGATATCCCAAACGCATAGGTGAATAAATGCCGATTCAGCAACTTCCGCTCATGAAAGGTGTCGGCAAAGACTTCCGAAATGCCGACTATATCGACTATCTGCCAGTGAATATGTTGGCTACAGCCAAAGAAATACTCAACAGCAGAGGATATCTTCGCTCATTCCCGGGTATTGCCAAACGTTCCGACGTGAACGGCGTATCGCGGGGCGTCGAGTACAACATGGCGCAGAATGCTGTTTATCGCGTATGTGGTGGCAAGCTGTATAAGGGCGAAAGTGAAGTCGGTGATGTTGCCGGAAGTGGTCGTGTATCAATGGCGCATGGTCGGACATCACAGGCGGTAGGCGTTAATGGTCAACTGGTCGAGTATCGCTATGATGGCACGGTTAAAACCGTCTCAAACTGGCCTACAGACAGCGGATTCACGCAGTATGAGTTAGGCTCAGTCCGCGATATTACGCGCTTACGTGGGCGTTATGCGTGGTCAAAAGACGGCACTGATTCATGGTTTATCACTGACCTTGAAGACGAATCACATCCTGACCGATACAGCGCACAATATCGCGCAGAATCGCAGCCTGACGGCATCATCGGCATCGGAACATGGCGAGACTTCATCGTCTGCTTTGGTTCATCGACGATTGAATATTTTTCCCTGACTGGTGCAACCACCGTTGGTGCCGCTTTGTATGTCGCCCAGCCATCACTGATGGTGCAGAAAGGCATTGCCGGAACCTACTGCAAAACGCCGTTTGCTGACTCGTATGCGTTCATCAGCAATCCGGCAACAGGCGCGCCGTCTGTGTACATCATCGGCTCCGGTCAGGTATCACCAATCGCCAGCGCGAGCATTGAGAAAATCCTCCGCTCCTACACTGCTGATGAACTGGCTGATGGCGTGATGGAGTCTCTGCGATTTGATGCGCATGAGCTGCTGATTATCCACCTTCCTCGCCATGTTCTCGTGTACGACGCATCTTCAAGCGCCAATGGTCCGCAATGGTGTGTGTTGAAAACGGGCCTGTATAACGATGTGTACCGCGCTATCGACTTCATTTACGAAGGCAATCAGATAACGTGCGGCGATAAGCTGGAGTCCGTGACCGGGAAATTGCAGTTCGATATCAGCAGCCAGTATGGGCTACAGCAAGAACACCTGCTGTTTACTCCACTCTTCAAAGCAGATAACGCCAGATGCTTTGATCTGGAGGTGGAATCATCGACGGGTGTTGCTCAGTACGCTGATCGCCTTTTTCTCTCTGCAACCACTGACGGCATAAATTACGGTCGTGAGCAGATGATTGAGCAGAATGAACCGTTCGTTTACGACAAACGCGTTTTGTGGAAGCGAGTCGGGCGCATCAGGAAAAATGTCGGCTTCAAATTGCGCGTTATCACGAAGTCACCTGTCACTCTGTCAGGCTGCCAGATAAGGATTGAGTAATGGTTGATTCATCACTGAATGATCCTGTCGTGGTTCAGGCTACGCGCCTTGATGCTTCAATTTTGCCACGCAATATATTCAGCCAGTCTTACCTGCTGTATGTCATAAATCAGGGGGCTGATGTCGGCGCAATTGCCGGGAAGGCAAATCAGGCTGGTCAGGGCGCTTACGATGCCCAGGTAAAAAACGATGAACAGGACGTCGAACTGGCAGATCACGATTCAAGAATCACCGCAAACACAAAAGCGATAAATCTACTTGAGGTCAGGTTAACAACTGCCGAAGGGAAGATAGTCGTACTGCGTAGCGATGTTGATTACTTGCTGGATGAGGTTATCGATATTCAGGCGCATCTGGTCACTGTTGACAAAAGACTGGATGGCGTAGAAAGCGATGTATCTGACATTAAGAGTGATTACGTATCGAAAACCGTAACCGAATTGCAGTCTCTTGAGTCACCGCTGGATGTAAAAACATCATATTCAGTTGATGGAATTCAGGTTGTTGGAGCAAGAAATACCGGATGGACTGCAGCCACGGGTACGCCACTTCTTGGCTCATTCAACGCTAACCAGTCATACGCTGTCGGCAATACGTACACACAATCCGAAGTCGCAGCACTCGCTACAGGTTTGCAGCAGGCGCGGCAGCGTATTCTGGCGCTTGAAACGGCACTTAGATTACATGGGCTGATTGACTGATGATTACATTCAAACCAACGCGAAACATCGACCTGATAGAAGCTGTCGGAAATCACCCTGACATTATTGCCGGGAGCAACAACGGTGATGGATACGACTACAAGCCTGAATGCCGTTACTTTGAGGTTAACGTGCACGGTCAGTTCGGCGGCATTGTTTACTATCAGGAGATTCAGCCGCTGACATTCGATTGCCACGCCATGTACCTGCCAGAGATTCGGGGATTCAGCAAGGAAATCGGGCTGGCGTTCTGGCGATACATTCTGACTAACACCACCGTTCAGTGCGTCACATCGTTCGCTGCACGCAAATTCCGCCACGGGCAGATGTACTGCGCAATTATTGGCCTTAAGCGTGTAGGAACCATCAAGAAATACTTCAAAGGCGTGGATGACGTGACTTTTTACAGCGCCACACGCGAAGAACTAATCGACTTCCTGAATCACGGGAGATAGCCATGTTATATGCATTTAAGCTGGGCAGAAAACTGCGCGGCGAGGAACCGTATTGCCCTGAAAAAGGCGGGAAAGGTGGCAGTTCTGATAAAAGTGCAAAGTATGCCGCAGAAGCTCAGAAGTATGCCGCAGACCTGCAAAATCAGCAGTTCAACACCATCATGAACAACCTGAAGCCGTTTACTCCTCTGGCTGGGAAGTATGTCGGCAGCCTTGAGAACTTATCGTCTCTGGAAGGGCAAGGTCAGGCACTTAACCAGTATTACAACTCTCAGCAGTATAAAGACCTTGCAGGTCAGGCTCGCTATCAGAGTCTGGCGGCAGCGGAAGCAACAGGTGGATTGGGTTCCACCGCAACCAGTAATCAGTTAGCAACAATCGCACCAACGCTTGGTCAGCAATGGCTGTCTGGACAAATGAACAATTACAACAACCTGGCAAATATCGGTCTTGGCGCTCTTCAGGGGCAGGCAAACGCCGGGCAGACATATGCCAACAACATGAGCCAGATTTCACAGCAAAGCGCGGCTCTTGCAGCGGCAAACGCCAACCGACCGTCAGCATTGCGGCAGGGGGTTAGTGGTGCTGCATCCGGTGCGCTTTTGGGTGGTGGCATAGCCAGTGCTCTCGAGCTATCAACTCCGTGGGGTGCTGGTATCGGTGCTGGTCTTGGTCTGCTTGGCTCGTTGTTTTAAGGGGTAATCAATGGCTACGTGGCAACAGGGTATTAATTCTGGTGGTTTTCTGGCTGGAATTGGTGCGCAAAATGAGAATGCGCCAAAGGCAAGCGACATTAACGCAACGCTTGGTCTGATCCGCGAAAACAATGAACTGGCTCGATCAGGTGCAAATAACGTTGGTCTGACCGCGTTACGTGGTCTGGCTGGAGTTGCTGATATTTATAAGCAGGAACAGCAACAGAAAGCGATTAATGCGTTCAATAAGGTTCATGCTGATGCATGGGCTTCTGGTGATCCATCGGGACTATTTAAGTTTGCCCAGGAAAATCCAGCGTTTGTTGCACAGGCACAACAGGCGTTTTCCGGTCTTAATGAGCAGCAACGCAACGATATGGGCGATTTAGCCATGAGGGCTAACGTCGCTCTTTCCCAGGGACCGGAAGCCTACAGTAAATTCATTACTGACAACAAGGACAGGTTAAATCGCGTTGGTGCTAATGCTGACTGGATGATTCAGACAGGTATCCAGAATCCAGAGCAGCTATCACACATGCTGACTACTATGTCTCTCGGTGCACTTGGGCCAGAAAAGGCGTTTGCTGTTCAGGATAAGATGGTTGGTCGCCAGCAGGAGCAGCAAAGAATTAACGAAACCATTCGCAATAATGACATGACGAATGCGAGGGCTATTAGGGGGCAGGATCTTTCCTATAAGGCTCAAATGGCAAGACTGAATCACGACAAGTATGTGTTTAAGCAGTCACAGGCGGCCCTTGAAAGAGCAGGACAACTTCAGGATATGGATGTTTTGTCTCTTAACTCACAGATAGCAGCGACGGGAATTGATCCGCTAACCGGTAAAGCTGCAACGTCAGCCAGAATGTCTCAGGCTAAGAGATGGCTTGATGGCAACAATAATTACAACAATGCGTTGATTACTGGTGAGCGAGGGATAGAGAAAATAGATTCTTTGCTTGGTAAGAAGGAGCTTGAAGGTATCGGTCGCTTCGAAGGAAGAAATATAGATGGCTTCACAAGTGCTGAAGGGCTTGCAAACCGTAATGCGATAGAAGAATTAAAGTCGGGTGCGTTTGTCCAGAACGTGCAGACTATGCGAGGTATGGGTAGCCTCTCCAATGCTGAAGGACAAAAACTGGAAAACCTTATCGCGAAACTCGATATAACACAGCCTGAAGAGGTCGTCAGAAAACAGTTATCTGAAATCCGATCGCAATATTCTGTATTTCAAAAGGTTGCAGCAAGGGAGGCTGAATCAATGGGATATAGTTCATCAGGTTATGACACATATGTTAGTGAGCGAAAATCAGGAAGCGACAGCAATAAGTCCGGTTTCTCGTCTTTATGGGGTGATTAATGGCTAAAGCATGGAAAGATGTTATCGCTTCTCCACAGTATCAGGCGTTAACTGAAGAACAGAAAGCACAGGCTCAAGCGCAATATTTTGATGAGGTTGTTGCCCCTAAGGCTGGTGACAAATGGGCTGAAGCAAGAGATCAGTTTTATGCAGCATACCCTCCACCTCAGCAGCAGAAAGAAGAACCATCATTGATGCAACAAGCTGGTGATTGGCTCACAGGTGGTCAAAGTGCAGGGCAAATTGCAGAACAGGCTGGTCGTGGTCTGGTAAACATACCATTTGACGTATTGCAGGGTGGCGCAAGTCTGATTAATGCAATCAGCCAGGGGCTTGGTGGCCCAAAGGTTTTGGATGATGTCTATCGTCCAGTCGATCGACCGACAGACCCTTATGCGCAAGCCGGTGAAACAATTGGTGGGTATCTCCTGCCAATTGGCACAGCGGCAAAAGCTGCTGGAGCGCCAGCAAAGCTCGCTGGAGATATCGGTTCCGCAGGAAACATGATTGCAGGTTCTCTTGCTGATGCTGCAAATCAGGAGGGCGACTTTGCACAAAATGCTGCCATTAACGGTGGTATCAATATTGGTGCTCAGGGGATACTTTCTGGGGCTGGAAGGATCTTAACCTCTAAATCACCTCAAGTTCTTGGTGGCGGGGCAATAAATTCCGCTGCTGATGTTTCGAAAATGGCAAAGTCTGGTACAGGAAGAGAGATTATTGCCAGACAGTCAGCTAATGTGTCAGACGAAATAGCAAAAGCAGCAGATACTGCTGGAATAGATATCAACGCATTAACTCCTGGCATGAGATCAGGTAGTCGTGGTCTTGCTCAGGCGGAGGGGATTCTGGCGTCAAAGCCCGGAATTACACAGGATGCACACACCAAAGCATTCAGTGAAATAGAGTCGAAATTTAACTCAGCATTGGATGAGTTTGGGGCTGAAGCAGGAACTGCATCAGAAAAAAGTGCAGCCATAAAACAAAGGGTTTTGGCAAGTATTGATAAAATGAAAAATTCAGAAAAGGCTGCATGGGATAGCGTCCGCTCCACGATGCCTGACGCAAAGGCCAGAATGTCAAACCTGAATGCTACAATTCAGGGTGATATTTTGGCTGGCATGCCGCTAACTCCTGAGATGAAACAATTCGCATCTGCTTATGCTAAAACTGGTAAAAAAGGAATCACGTTTGATGCCATGAAGGCATGGCGAAGTAAACTTGCTGACGCAGAGCAGAAGTATATAAGGTCTGGTGAGGCAAATACGGCAAGGCGCATGGCGGAGCTTCGTGATGCAGCAACGGAAGATATGCGCATAATGGCTCAAAATGGCGGTTTTCTTGATGACTGGCAAAAAGCTAATGATCTGTCAAAGGCAAGATTTACAGCACAAGAACAGGCTGAAGCAGCGTTTGGTAGAGACCTTGCAACTGATCAGTTGGTAACTAATGGATCTAAGGCGTTACAGGGTTCAGCAAAAAGTGGAACAGGTCAGTTCCATAAAATAATAAGCGCCCTACCTGAGTCGGAACGCGCGCCAGCAATTGCATCAATATTACAAGATGCAATGTCGCAAGGGGTACGCGGAGGTAAGTCTGAAGAGGCTGGAATTAAGCATATCGCGACTATTCTTACCCCACAAAACGTGAAGGCAATTAGTCGATATTCTCCAGAACTTGGCAGGATTACAAGTTCATACGGAGAACTTGCACGAGCAGCAACAAAGCCACTTCGATATATTGAACAGACAGGGCGATCTATGCCAGCCATTAGCACTCTTGAGAATGGCCTTCATCCAGTTTTAGAGAGCGCATTGTCTGGCGCTTTTAGAACTACTGGCACTATCGCAGGGTTCTCTGGAGGAGGCGTTATTGGAGCAATAGCGGGTGGCGCTGCAGGTGGGGCAATTGATGCAATGGCAAAAGGAGCGATAGCGAAATTATCCGCAACTAGAAGCGGTCGTTACGCTATTGAAAAGGCTGTTCAAGAGGCAACAAAGGCAGTTAAGGTTGGGGCAAGTGATGGTGCATTAGCGGCGGCGGAACGCAGATTTATGGCAAATAAGGCCGCCGTAAAAGCAATACGCGAGGCACTAGGAAACGAAGAGTTCCAGCGTTTAGCAAGAGCTGGAATTGTGGCATCGCTAAGCGGAATGGCACAGGAGTAATTAGTCATCCATGGATGGATTGAGCTTATCTCGTGTTGATGTGGCAATTTTCCCAACATTTTTCAACCAAGATTTTAAGAAGGATATGTCGTCCTTAATATCATGAATATCCTCATTCTTTATACGATCAACCTTATCCTCTAAGCTCTCTATAGAACGCTCAATGCTAGACAGAGAGATTTTTAAGTCCCCTTGCTCACGTTCCAGTGAGGATTTGAGAGCACAATATTCGTTTTCTAGAATTCCTATTTTTTTTGTTAGAGAGTGCATTCGATACTCATACACCAAACCAGAAACGACTAATGCAGCCAACAGAAACCATTCAAGCACACCAACCTCCTTAGTTTTGCTCAGGATACCAGATGATACTTTATTGGTGGAGTGGTGTGTGAAAACGTGTCAACGACAAACCATCCACAACTTGGACGAATGATTTAGCAAAAAGTGCTATTTTTGGTGTTTGGTGTCATAGAAAAGTGAATAGCTCACTTTTCAACATTGCATGAAACTTGCAGGAAATGTGACATTACCTTATAGGTAACTTCGGCGAAAATGCAGTAAATGTGAAACGTAATGGTTTAAACATGTCGCTAAAGTGGTTGTAAGTTAGCCTCCGAAGGATTGCTGATAGCTTTGTTATAGTATTAAATGACATTTGACATAGTTGGATACTTAGCTGTGGCTATCAAGATGGAGGTGTGTTCATGCTTACTTGTTTTGATGTCGCCGACTACTTCCTGTCGCGGTGTGACGAGGATAGCGGTGACGCAATCTCTAATTTAAAATTACAAAAGCTTGTTTACTATGCTCAGGGTTTTTCATTGGCGTTGCTTGGCGAGCCTCTTTTTCAGAATAAGATGGAAGCTTGGATGCATGGCCCTGTTGTCCCTGAGCTTTATCACCGTTATAAACAATATGGTAATGGTGCTATCCCTTCTCCAGAGTCTTTTGATGCTGAAAAATTCAGCGAAGAACAGTTAGAGCTATTAGAAGAAGTCTGGGATGTTTTTGGGCAATTTTCTGCCTGGAAACTGAGGAACATGACACACGAAGAGTCACCATGGAGATCAAACTATATTGAGGGTGTTGGTGGTTCTGAAATTAGTTCTAAGGAGATGGCAGAGTACTTTGCAACTCGGATTAACTAACGAGATGGCAAGAAAATCTAAAAGGATTATCCCCCCTGCTGAATCTACAGGTAAGTTAAAGTTAGGGCCGCAGTCAGGGGGGAATTCAGATCAAAAGAAACCGAAATTTTCATTCTGTTACATCCAAAGCTCTCACTGCATAACGAAATGCCAAAAAGATGAGAAAGCTGGCTTAGCTGATAAATTATACAGATTAAGTCAACTAACATGGGCAGATATTAAGCAGCAAGGTAGGCATAAGCTTGGATTTGAGAAGATTGCAAGGGGTGCAATTAAAGCAGGTATCCCCAGTCATATAACGGAAGACGTAGATCATTTCTTGGCTTTTAGATTTGATGATTTGAAAGCCATGGTTGGTTATCGTCTTGGATCGACATTTTTTGTTATATGGCTTGATAGAGAGTTCAACCTATACAAGCACTAATAAACCCCCCCGTCAGGTGGGTTTTTTGTACAAATCCTTCAGCGTATCAAACACCATCTTCCTAACAAGTTCGGACTGCTCATCAGCGATGCGTTCTGCATCGTCTCGATAGCCTGCAATTGGTGATGGTTTTGATAGCGCATCCTGAACGATTTGTAATAACTCTGAGTTCATTGACCTTCCGTTAGCCTCTGCTCTTAATTTCAATTTTTCTCTTACTTCCAAAGGCATACGGAAGTTAAAGTGCGGATCGTCTCTAGCCATGCCATCACTCCAAGTTAGTATCTCTAACTTTCGTCTTTATTGTTGCTATACATGCATTTCAACTTCTCAACATCATGTTCAAGATCTATCAATCGTGATGCTATAGTTGCAAGGTCTAGTGCTTGAATGTGTTTATTTTTTTCGGTCCATGCTTCAAGTGCCGCGACCATCTCAGCATTTAATGAACGAGAATTAGCCTCAGCCAGTTCAATAAGACGTTCCTTTATCTCTACAGGAAGCCTCAGATTCACTTGAGGGTTTTTGTACTTACGATCAGACATCGGCACATCCTGAATAATTTTTTACCACAGGATATGTAGGTATCTATTGACTATCAATGCGTACCTAAATACTATGTATGCGTACCACATACAACGGAGGATGCAATGAAGGTAAAAACACTGCGTATGCCAGAGAAGTTAGAAAAAATCCTTGAAGAGAAAGCAAAGGAAGAGTGTCGCTCATTTAGTGCAGAAGTAATTAAACGGGTGATGGACAGCCTGAAGAGAGAGGGGATAACGGTATGAGTAAAGAATGTTGTTTCTGCGGCATTAGCGAATCAGACGCTGATCAAACATACATTTACTCTAAAGAAACAGGTCGGATGCTGTGTAGTGACTGCGTGTTGGACATCATAAGATACAAGCATCTTGGATGTTCTGCCAGCATTAGCAATATAGGTGAAGTATATGAAGGGAAAGATATAACTGATAGAGCAGAAAGTTGAAGCCCCAACTGCGGTAACAGTCAGGGCTTCGGTATCGTAAAACCACGCATAGGAATTAACGACATGAAAAGTATAGCAACAGCAGTATCTACTATCAATGTACCATTCCACGGCGCAGAGCTTTATGTTGTCAATCACAACGGTGAGCCGTACACCCCAATGAAACCTATCGTTGAGGGAATGGGTATGGATTGGGCTTCACAGTTTACAAAGTTAAAACAAAGATTTGCTAAAGGTATTGTGGAAATCGCAATACCTTCAGTTGGCGGTGTGCAGAACATGATTTGCCTTGCTTTACGTAAACTTAATGGCTGGTTGCAAACCATCAGTCCTAACAAAGTCCGCCCTGAAATCCGCGACAATGTAATCCAGTATCAAGAAGAGTGTGACGATGTGCTATACGAGTACTGGACTAAAGGCCATGTAGTTAACCCACGCAAAGCTAAAAAGGCGTTGCCGGGTAAAATCACCACTGAGCAGCAGGAAGCCATTAAACAACTCGTCATGAGTCGCGGTCAGTCTCTGCCAAAAGAAAAACAGGCTAAGGCGATGATCACCATGTGGTCGTCACTGAAATCCCATTTTGGATGTTCGTACAAAGAAATCAGTGAGGAGCAGTTTACCGAAGCACTATCGCTTGCAGCTCGAGTTCCACTTGAAGGTGAGTTCATTGGCAAACAAGAGAAGAAAACCAACGAGCTTTCTGCAAAAGAAGCAAACAGCCTTGTATGGCTATGGGATTATGCCAACCGCTCACAGGCATTATTCCGCGAATTGTATCCGGCGCTAAAACAAATTCAATCGAACTATTCAGGCAGATGCTACGACTACGGTCATGAGTTCTCGTATGTTATCGGAATGGCGAGAGATGTTTTAATTAATCACACACGAGATGTTGATATCAATGAGCCAGACGGACCAACGAATCTTTCTGCATGGATAAGACTTAAGAACAAAGAATTACCTCCTTCAGTACATAACTACTGACAGATAAACAACGCAACGACCCAGCTTCGGCTGGGTTTTTTTATGCCCAAAATTCACCGTAGCCCCGCTGCGGAGATTCCTTGTATCTGGAGCAAATTAAATGACAGACATTACAGCCAATGTTGTAGTGAGTATGCCTTCGCAACTCTTCACTATGGCGCGTTCTTTTAAAGCCGTAGCCAATGGCAAAATTTATATCGGTAAAATTGACACTGACCCGGTAAATCCTGAAAACCAGATTCAGGTTTATGTGGAGAACGAAGATGGTTCTCACGTTCCTGTTGCACAGCCAATCATCATTAACGCTGCTGGTTACCCGGTATATAACGGACAGATTGCCAAGTTCGTAACTGTGCAAGGCCATTCTATGGCTGTTTATGATGCATACGGTGTGCAGCAGTTCTATTTTCCTAATGTGCTGAAGTATGACCCGGATCAGTTGCGACAGCAATTATTAAACCCTGACACTGGCCTAGGAGATGCGCTTGTTATTGTTAAACAGCCATATGCTGGTTCTGTACCTATTACTCAACATCAGCACAACACCTATCTCCTTACCCCTTACCACTTCGCAGCAAAGGGAGATGGTATTACAGATGACACTCTTGCCCTAAACCGCTGGTCCAATTGCGGAGCTAAGGTACTCTATTGGCCAGCAGGAAAATATCTGGTGAGCCCTACAAATGGTGTTTCTCTGGATATGGATAACTACCATACAGGGGATTCCGCACTAACGGCGTGCGTAACCGTTCCCTATGGCGTGAAAATTTATACGGCTGGGACAGAAACCCAGTTATGCGTGAAGGATGCTGACTCAGCATCGACCGTAGGTCTGGCCGTTAGCTACCCGGAGTCAAGTTATTCCCAGGGAGAAACCGACATCGGAAAATTCATGATTCGCCTGGAAAACGGAAATGGTCGGTACGGTATTCTTACTCCACTCAGGGGGGAAATGTTCACTGCGCACCGGGCGAAGTTCAAATTAGGAGCGCATTTCGGTCCTCAACAGGGGCGTGATGACCTGACGGTGCTACAGTATTCGTGGGTAAATGGCATGCTGATTGGCGACGCTTTTAGCGGCTCAGTGCATGTCACTGGATACGGCAGCTATAACGTACAGCAGGTTGAAGGTACGCAATTCCAGTGCGTGGCCGTTAAGATGAAGTCCGTTCGAGGTAACGTAGGTGTAGACATCAGATTCAACACAAACAACTGGTGGAAGTTTGTCGAACTGAGTGACGGCGTTGAAGGGTTTGTTGTCAAGGACAGCGAAGGGCTTGGGGCATTTGTTGGAATCGACCTAACCAACCCAGCCAGCGAGCCAGGTGGATTTATCGATAACGTACACGTCAACGTTAAGCAAAACGGAGTACGAGCCAGAAACAGGCCATCCCTGCAAATCGGAAACATTGAAGTCTATAAAAGTGATGGATTTGCCACTGACCTTGTTTACGATGCGGTGCTTCTGGTTGACTGCCAGGAAGTGACTATCAACTCTATTCACGCAATCGTCGGCAACTCAATCACAAATGCTCAGTCAGTAGTTAACTCGACAAACAGCACATTCCGCCTGAACTCATACTTTGCGCAAAACATCAGGTTCGTCGATTTTGTGGTTAATAGCCCTGACTGCTATGTCGGAGAGGGGACAATTAACCAGGTCGAGGCAGTTCACTCACTTTCTGGATCACAAAGCAACGACTTCCACGGTAGTGATGTTCTGGTTAGATCCTACAGAAACAACGTTCGCCCACTTTACGCAGTGATGGATTCCGCTTTCAACAGGGCAAGGGCGAGGTTTCCACAAAATACAAGCCTCCAGGTGAGAACCTTTCTCGACTACACTGTGGCAGCAGCTGGGACTTTAACAATAGAACCAAGGCTTGACCCATCCAGGTACTACATCATCATGAGTGCTGGTACAGGTGCCTTCACCTATTCAATTGAGCTGGATAAAGTGTCTGCCGTAGTTGGTGATATTGTTTACATAAAGATAGCCGGGTCATCATCTGCTAACCCAACAGTTTTGGTTAAAAATGGTATTGGTGGGACAACGCTCAGCACATTCAATAATATCGGTCCGATTCGTTTGAATTGTGCTTACAGATTTAATGAGTCAGGTAACTGGGTGGCCTACTACATTACCCAAAGCGTTGAAACCACTTATGGCTAATAGTCATTATCAATATCCTGCAGATGTGACCTAACGACAAGCGTCGCCACGATGACAACCACGGAAAGGATGCCGATAACCCACCACATAACTTACCCGCGCAAAATGAATGGACAAAAATCATCCGCAGATTAACCCTAAGCTTTGCATATTTTTTGAAGATGTGACTGTTGTGTGGCAAAAAATTAGCGCAAGAGGACAAAAAATCACCTTGCGCTAATGCTCTGTTACAGGTCACTAATACCATCTAAGTGGTTGATTCATAGTGACTGGATATGTTGTGTTTTGTAGCATTATGTAGTCTATTTTTTAGACTACAGATGCTGTAACACATTGATATTAATGGTTTTTAATGTTTCACGTTCAGCTTTTTTATACTAACTTGAGCGAAACGGGAAGGTAAAAAGACAAAAAGTTGTTTTTAATACCTTTAAGTGATACCAGATGGCATTGCGCCATCTGGCAGAGTGATTAACTAAACATCGCAGTAATCGAGGCACTCGCCAGAGAGTGAAAATGAACGTTAAACCCGACCATCGCGCCGCTGGCACCTTCATCGACATCAATACGTTCTACATCCAGCGCGTGAACGGTAAAAATGTAGCGATGGGTTTCGCCTTTCGGCGGCGCTGCGCCATCGTACCCGGTTTTACCAAAGTCGGTACGCGTCTGCAAAACGCCGTCTGGCATAGCTACCAGACCAGAGCCAAACCCTTGCGGTAATACGCGGGTATCAGCGGGTAAATTAACAACTACCCAGTGCCACCAGCCGGAGCCGGTTGGCGCATCCGGGTCATAGCAGGTGACAACAAAACTTTTCGTTCCCACAGGAACATCATCCCACGCCAGATGCGGTGAAATATTATCGCCATCGTAACCCATGCCGTTAAAGACATGACGATGCGGCAGCTTATCGCCATCGCGCAGATCGTTACTGATGAGTTTCATTAGAATGCCTCCGGGAAACCTCGGCCTTCAGACCGGGGAGGAAAGGAGGCGGTTTTCCGACTAACTGTACTTTGCATAATCACATTTTCCTCTTTAGTATGTGAACACATGAAACGCGCATATAAATACCGGTTTTACCCGACAACTGAGCAGGCTGAGCTTTTAGCTCAGACGTTTGGCTGTGTGCGCTTCGTCTACAATTCCATCCTTCGTTGGCGTACCGATGCGTACTACGAGCGAAAAGAAAAGATCGGTTATCTACAGGCCAACGCTCGCCTTACGGCGCTCAAAAAAGAGCCTGAATACATATGGCTGAATGATGTTTCCTGCGTTCCCCTCCAGCAGTCGTTGCGCCACCAACAAGCCGCCTTTGCTAACTTCTTTGCCGGACGAGCTGCATATCCGGCTTTCAAAAGCAAACGGCACAAACAGGTGGCTGAGTTCACTGCCAGCGCGTTTAAACACCGTGACGGCGAGTTGTATATAGCAAAGAGCAAGTCGCCGCTGGATGTTCGCTGGAGTCGAGAATTACCATCTGCGCCGTCAACCGTTACCATTTCCAGAGATAGCGCTGGCAGGTACTTTGTTTCCTGCCTGTGTGAGTTTGAACCTGTATCAATGCCTGTTACCGCTAAAACGGTCGGCATTGATGTGGGCTTAAAAGATTTATTCGTCACCGATACCGGATTCAAAACCGACAACCCCCGCCACACCGCTAAATATGCGAAGCGATTAACGCTGCTACAGCGACGTTTAAGCAGGAAGCAAAAAGGCTCAAGAAACCGTATTAAAGCCCGCTTAAAGGTCGCCCGACTCCACGCGAAAATCGCCGATTGCCGGATGGACAATCTGCACAAGTTGTCCCGCAAACTGATTAACGAAAACCAAGTTGTTTGCGTCGAATCCCTCAAGGTGAAAAACATGATCCGCAACCCGAAGCTGTCTAAAGCAATAGCTGACGCAGGCTGGAGCGAACTTGTTCGCCAGCTCCAGTACAAAGGCAAATGGGCCGGGCGGTCAGTGGTCGCCATTGACCAGTATTTACCGTCCTCAAAATGCTGTAGTTGCTGCGGTTTCACCATGCAAAAAATGCCTCTTAATGTTCGTAAATGGCACTGCCCTGAATGCGGCGCAGACCATGATCGCGACATTAACGCGGCACGTAATATTAAAGCTGCCGGGCTGGCAGTGTTAGCCCACGGAGAGCCTGTAAACCCTGAATCGCAGCACGCGGCTTAG